TGGAAAGTAGATATGGTAGTTACTTTCAATATCAGAAGTCTTAAAAACTATTTTGACCTCAGAGATTCTAATGCAGCATGGTTTCAAATTAGATGGTTGGCTGAAGCAATGAAAGAAGTAACACCAACTAAATACTTAAAATTAATCGATAAAAACTACAAAGATTTATAAAACTTAAAGGTTAAGTCTGATATAATCAGCACTCAAATCTTAAAAATCAAGGAACAAAATGAACAAATTGCCTATTGAAACGGCTAATCCACTGTTTGGTTTGTACTTATACCCATTCGCAAAAGAAATAATGGAAGAACAACAAGATGTAAGCTGGACTTCTCAAGAAATTCCAGTAGAGAATGACATACATGATTTTAGATCTAATATGTCATCCGAACAATATCATCTAAATACCATTACATTACAGCTATTTGTTGAAATTGAACAACGAGTAGGTGAAGTTTGGGCTAAGATAGCTTCATGGTTTCCACATTCAGAAATTGAAGGTGCTTGTGTTGAAATGGAACGTATGGAAAAATCTGTACATGCTTTCTTTTATCAGAAAATGTCAGATGTACTAAATATTGATCCAGAAGAAACAGCACGTAATCAAGAAACTATCAAAGTACTAAAATCAAAACTTAAGTTTTTGCAAAAGATTACTAAAGATCTAGATGCAAATAAACCATTATCCTTAGCTACTGTGGCATTAATTGAACAAGTTTTACTGTTCAGTAATTTTGCTATGTTAAAATCGTTTAAAGCTAATGGAAATAATTTAATGAAATATACACTTACAGGCGTAGATTTTGTAATACAAGATGAACAACTTCATGGAGAATTAGCTAAAGGATTATTTCTTACTTATCTACAGGAAAATGAAAAGCATAAAGTATATGATCTAACAGGTTTACATACAGATATATTAAAAGTAGCTAAAGAAATTGTAGCTCATGAAGATGCTGTTATAGACTATACATTCCCTGGTAATATTGCTATCAATGATATTACAGGTAATCAATTAAAACTTTTTATACGATCAAGAGCAAACTGGGTATTAGAAAGTCTTGGTTATGAACCTTATTATACTATAGAATCAAACCCAATTGGAGATTGGTTTTATCAAGGTACAAAAGGTTTAAAAACACACGATTTTTTTGCATCAGGAACATCTCAATATCGTAGATCATGGAAGTTTGATAACTTCTCTAGAAAACCATTTCTAAAAGGAGAATCAAATGAATAAATACGAACGTTTAAGTCATCAAAGAAAACAACTACAAAAAGATGGTTTAGCACCTGAGTGGTTAACTACTGCAGGATTTCAATTATTAACTGAACAAAACTATCTTGATGTAGCTGAAACTCCTAGAGACATGTATACTAGAATAGCTAGACGTGCAGCAGAACTAACTGAGTTTGAGATACCTTCATACTTAGGATATAGTACTTGGTTTGAAGCATATTTCGATGTACTATGGAAAGGTTGGGTTTCCCCATCTACTCCTATTCTAACGAATATGGGTAATAATAAAGGACATCCAATTGCATGTTCTGGTACAGATCTACAAGATAATATCAGAGACTTCTATACTGCAAGACGTGAAATTGCTCAACTTACCCAGCGTGGGTATGGTACATCATGGTGTCTTGATGCTGTACGTCCTAGAGGATCAGCTATATCTAAAGGTGGGACTGCTAACGGTGTTATGCAACCAGCTAAAGGCGTAGTTGAAGATATGAAAGAAGTATCTCAAGGTACTAGAAGAGGTTCAGTAGGACAATATATAGATGTTCTACATCCAGACTTTGATGAAGTAGCTGATCAAATTATGGCTGATGATATTGGCTGGAATATTGGTTGGAACATTACAGATGAGTATGCAGAATTATTTGATAAAGATTTTGATAGAGCTGATTACATCTGGAAACGTTTACTACGTACAAAAATGACTAAAGGTAAAGGTTATTGGTTCTTCTTAGATAAAGTAAACAGACATCGTCCTAAAGTCTATGTAGATAAAGGTTTTTATGTAAAACATTCAAATCTATGTGCTGAAATCACATTAATGAATGATAAAGATCACTCATTCACATGTGTATTATCTTCTATGAACGTATCAAAATACGATGAATGGAAAGATACTTATGCAATTCAAATTGCTACATTCTTATTAGATGCTGTTATTTCAGACATGTTGATTAAAGCAAAAACTGAACCAGGTTTTGAAAGAATTGTCGCATTTACGGAAAAATCTAGAGCTATAGGATTAGGACAATTAGGTCAATCTACATACTTCCAAATGAAAAATTGGGAATTTGGAGATTTTCAATCGATCCAATTCAATCAGATGTTTATGAAAGAAATGGATAGAGAAACTTTAGTAGCTTCTAAACTATTAGCTAGAGAAGTAGGTGAACCAGAATGGATGAAAGGTTATGGAGAACGATTCTCACATAGACTTGCATTACCGCCAACCAAATCTACAGCAATCATTATGGGTGGAGTATCTGAAGGTATTGCTCCAGTATTTGCTAACGTATATGAACAAGATACAGCAGGTGGAATGGTTTATCGTATTAATCCACCGTTCTTAGAGTTAATGAAAGAACGTGGTCATTATAATAAAGAAACTATGAAACGTATTGCTGAAGCACAAGGTTCTGTACAAGGTGAAGATTGGTTAACTGATCATGAAAAACGTGTATATAGAACTGCTTTTGAACGTAACCAAGAAACTATCTTATTGATGGGATCTCATCGTCAAAAAATTATGTCTGAAGGTGGTGGTGGTCAAGGTCAATCACTAAATTTATACATAACTGCAGAAGAAGATGAAGCTGAAATTTCAAGATTGCATAATATTGCATTTGAAGATGAGTATATTCATTCTCTTTACTACATCTATAGTACAAATGAAGAATCTACGTATAAAGTAGATAAATCAGAATGCTCCGCTTGTGAAGGCTGAGCATTCATTAGAAAGGAATAAAATGGAAAAAGAAAATCCAAATATCGTAAACGATGCAGGAGAAGAAACTACTATGACAGTAGATGAAACTCTTAAGCAGAGAGGGAATAGATATGGTTCTTTTAAAAATCATGCTAACTTATCAGTAGCATTAAGAACTACATTATTTCAACATTATGCACAAGCACATCCAGAAGGACAATCATTAAATGCTGTTCAGATTGAAGCATTAACATTGATTTGTCATAAGTTAGCTAGGATTGTTAACGGTGATCCATCTTATGATGATTCATGGAAAGATATTGCTGGATATGCACAATTAGTTGTAGATGATCTACACGGAAAAAATACATAAATAAGGAAACATATGATAGGTATAGACGTTAGCACATTAGCAGAAGCTATAAGAGATGCAATGACAAAGGAAAAAGATGTATGGGATGAGTATTGTCCTATTATCGAAAAAGAAGTAGATGATAGAAAATATCTATCAGCATACTTGACAGAAGGAATTGAAGCTCCAAGCGTCTATAATGAACTTTGTCATAAACTTAGAGGACTTAGTACACGAGATGAAGTACATCTATATATAAATAATGGTGGAGGAGTTATTGACTCTATGGTTATGATTATAGATGCTATTACTTCTTGTGAAGCAGAAGTACACGTACATTTATCTGGATCAGTATGCTCAGCAGCAACATTCCCAGTAATGTATGCAGATGTATTACATGTAGCACCATTTACACACTTCATGATACATAACTACTCTGGAGGTTTCGGAGGAAAAGGTAAAGAAGCTAAAGATCAAATGGATTTCGTTAACGAAGAGATAGGAAAAACATTTAAAACGATCTACAAAGGCTTCTTAACTGACGAAGAGATCGAAAAAGTAATTGATGATAAAGATAAATGGATGGGTTCTGAAGAAGTACTTGAACGTTGGAAAAACCGAAAAGAATATTTAGAATCTTTAAAGGACTAAAATGAAACCTTACCTAGTGCTTGACACTAATATAATTCTGTTAGATGCTACTAATCTACTAACACTAGGAAAGGACTATACAATAGTCATTCCTGAAACTGTTTTAGATGAGATAGAAGCAAAGAAAACAGGAGATAACTATAATTTACGATACCAAGTAAGAGAATTCGGAAGAATAACAGCTAGAGAAAAAGACCTACCTGTAGAAAAAATTAGAATTGCAGGTGATGATATGATGACTATAGTACCAAGTATCATTGATAACGATGTACGAACAGAAACTGTATCTTTAGACACATATCCTGATTTTAAAATAGCAGTAAATGATAATAGAATTATTCATATAGCTCGACTGTATTCATCATTATACGATAATGTAACTTTTATGACAAATGATGGTATGTGTAAAAAAAGAGCTAAAGCTTATGGATTAAACGTAATAGATCTTAAATTAGTAGATACTGATACCACAGAATTTACAAAAGAACTAGAAGTTGATAGTGAGATATTTAGTACAATACATAATAGACTCATTACAACTGTAGATCCAGATTATAAAATAGAAAATTATAACTATGTATTTACAGATCCTGAAACTGGTCAAACTAAACTAGCAAATATTCGCAACGGATATATTGATGTTTTAGGAAAAGAAACAGAAAAAGAACTACGTAGACAGGATGCAAGTCCTAAGAATGTAGGTCAATTGTTTTTATCTAGGGCTATTCAAAATCCAGCTATAGATATCATTTTATGTGAAGCTTCAGCAGGAACAGGTAAAACACTAACAGCCTTTTCTAATGCTATTCAATTAGTTAAACGAGGCGAATATAAAGGTATTACCTACGTAAGAACCTCAGTAGACGATGTTGAAAAAGCAGAAGAAAATGGGTTTAGATCAGGTAATGAGGAAAAAGATGCTCCATTCTTTGGTCCTGTAGAAGATACTCTCGGAACTATTATCAGAAATCGTTATAAAGATAATAAACGAAAAGGTAAAGAATACGATGACTTCATAAAAGAACAAATGGCAGAAGCTATGATAAGATATAACATTAAAGCAATAACTACTCTCGGATTACGTGGTAGAACATTTGATGATGATGAAATTATTATTATAGATGAAGCTCAAAACTATTCTGGAAGTTCATTACAAAAAACTATTACTAGATCTGGTAAACATGTTAAATGGATTATCATTGGAAGTAATAAGCAAATCGATCATCCATATGTAACAAAACATAATAATGGATTGTCAATTCTACTAGAAGAAGCAAGACATGAACCTGAAGAAGATATTAAAATCTACGCTGTACCTTTAACAAAAATTCTAAGAAGTCCTATAGCAGAGTTTGGTGAAAGAGTATTCTCGAAAGAATCACTAAAATGACGAAACAAGAACGATACGATAAGTATTTCATAAATCGATGTTTTGAAGCTGCTAAAATGTCCCACTGTAACAAACTCCAAGTAGGAGCTGTTGCAGTACGAGATAATAGAACTATATTAGACGGTTGGAATGGTACAATTCCAGGTCAAGATAATTGTTGTGAAGATGTTACATTCGGATTTGGAAATGCTGTAATAATTAAAACTAAACCTACAGTAATTCATGCTGAACGTAATATAATATTCTATGCAGCACGTAAAGGTATATCCTTAGAGGGTGCAACAATGTATATAACACATAACCCTTGTATTGGATGTGCTCAAGCAATGGCTGCAGCTGGCATTAGAAGAGTAGTTTATGCTGAATTTTATAAAACCGCTGAGGGAATTGATTTCCTAAAAGAACTTAATATAGAAATAGTAAAGGTTGAATTTAATGACTAATCCTATAAAAGAAATATATAAGTGGCAAGTGGAAGCTGGTCTAGCAGATCGTCCTTATGATGATTTTCTAGAATCAAGCTTTCAAATAGAAGAAGCTTTAGAAGGTTTTACTAAACCTTTTGAAAATCTTTATGGTGAGCAAGGCAATCAAGTAGTTGATGCTATAAATTCATCAGGAACAAAACATATATCAAGAGATATTGTACAATGGTTTATAAGTTATACAGATTTATATAATATTTCTGACGTAGATCGTTTTGACAAAGCAATAGACGCTATCATATTCGCTATTGGATCAATGGCTAAACTCGGTCTTACTCCACAACAAATTCAAAGAGGTCTTCTTGTAGTTAATCAGGCTAACATGCAGAAACTTGGAATGCCTGTAGATGAACATGGCAAGAAAATTAAACCAAAAGATTTTGTAGGTCCAGAAATAGAACTACAAAAAATATTAGATGAAAGGACAAAAAAATGATAAGTAATCCACAAGAACTGCTAGAACTAATTAAATTAGGTAAAGCATTTAAACCAGTAGTTAGTGAAACATTAGATGAATTTTTAGATGATTACGGCCCAGAACTTGCAAAAATTGCAACAAGGATCAGAAACTTTACAGTAGAAGAAACTATTGCTACAATTGCTCAATATGAGGCCGCAGGATTGTCACATGAAGAAGCTGTAGCTTTTACAATGAATGATCGTCAAAATCTACGTGATGCTATTAGAAACATCAAAAAGAAGGAGATAATGGATTTCATTGTATTTGCTGCAATAGCTACTGCATTTAACTTTTTAATAATTATTTGGAAATATACACACGAACGTTTTCTGGATGCTACATTAGATCTACTAATATTAGCCTGTATTGCAATACTCTTTCAAGGAACTGTAGCAGGTTTACAAATAGGAATGATAGCATCTATGATTGTTTCCCTTTACCTTTTGGCAAAACCGCCTAACTTAAACTTTTTACAGCCTAGTATAAGATTTTTTAAAGATCTTATTTAGGCAAGTTTGCTACATTTACCATAGTTTGGTAAAGTGGCAGATCATCAAATAATCCAATAAACGGATCTATATTACCAAACTTATTAAATTGTCCTCCAAAAGCATCAGTAATATCATCTATATCACCTGTAAACCATTGCAATGCAAGAGTATTGAACATATGTAATGGATGTTCTACACCAGACTTAAACATAGGTCTAAGAATATTAAACGCATACTTAGTAAACATTGCAAAACCTACCCTATTAGCCCAGTCCATTCTAGGTCCATCCAACTTGCCATAATCAACATGTACATCTAGTACATCATTTCTTAATTTTTGTAACAACATCTCTGTTGCTCTCACTTTACCTACTAAATCATTTTTATTTTCATGACCTATAAAGTAAGGAATTTCTCCTATCTTAACTGTTCTTTTTCCGTCAAATATCTTATTAAGCTTTTTCATTTGTTTTTCTTTTTCAAGCTCATATATAGCATATCTACTAGCAAAATCACTGTATTGAATTGTTTTATTCATCATCTTAAAATACTTAGTTTTTTCTGTTAAGAACAGTATATGTGCACCATCTTTAACAAATCCTGGAACTTTATCCAACTGATCATCAAACCATCTTGCAATTCTATTACTACTTTTTAACTCATCATTACCAATATCTTCAACAATCGCTTGATACATACCTTCATCAATTAAATGTGCTACTTGATGTTTTTCTAAATCTTCTTTTAAACTCTCTATTCTACCTAAATCTAAATTATTTGGATTACCTGCTAATTTAGCATTTTGTAACGTAATCAACTCATTAGTTTTATTAACATAATCATTTAATGCTCTAGCACCCATTAACTGCAATTTAGCTACTTTAGCTACATTAAAATGTCCTTTTAACGGACCTATCATAATATTTGATATAATGTTTCTTATAGCTACTTCTGGTATTTTAATAAGAATATTTACTTTAGCAAGATTAACAACATTTCACCAAATATGTTCAGCAACTTGTAAAGCATACTTTACAGATTGTGGTGTTATGTTTACAATAGTTTCACCTACTAAAGGGATATTCTCTATAACATCCATCATACTCCATTCTCTCATACCAAAATAAGCTTTAAATAGATCGGCTCGAACTGGCAAGAAACCTAGATCTGCTTCTATGATCATATCTTTAAATTCACGTGGTAAAACTTTCCATATATCTTCAATCATTGGATCTGGACTATCTTTTTCTAATCTAAAATATCTATGTCGCTTTAATGGATCTTTTCCTTTTCCAGTTCTTTCATCATAATTTTCTTCCATATCTTTTACTAATATGTCAAATACTTTTT